AAAATTTTGTGTTCCATTATCAAAAAACTTAAATATAGCTACACCTGCTGTATAACTCAATATGGTTTTTTGAGCGTTTACTGTTAATAGCACTTCACCTGTTTGTGTGCTAATTGCTCTAATACTTACAGTCACCACATCTTCTTGATATTGTGTGTCTGGTCCAATTCCTAACCAACGAACACCAATACCACCTGTTCTTATATTTGTATCATAACTTATAATTCCGCCTTCAATAATCATACCTGCATACAACATAGGTCTGATTCCAGAAGGATCTCTTGCTTCATCTCTTGCTGAACGAATTAGTTGTCTTTCTTTTAATAAGTTGTCTATACCAACTCGTTCTACTATTCTAAACCATTTTCCATCACCAGCATCTTCTAATGATTTTAATAATACTGTTTCACCGCCTTGTGTTACAGCTGATGATAATTTAGCAATTGTAGCAGAATCTTTTCTTTGACCAGTTTTATCAGCAAAACTATAAACAGCTACAACTACTTTACCTTTAGCAGGTTCAGGTAATGGAGCTCTAGCCCATTTCATTGGCATAATTTCTGGTTCTTTTTTAATAACATTCATTGGCGGTGTGCAGCCAATTATTGTTATACACATAAGTGCTATTAATATTTTTTTCATATTAGAAACTTAAAGTTCCAATAGGAATACTAACTTGTGTTACATTACCATTTTGATCCTTAACAGTCATGTTAATCATGTCAGCTGTTTTAGTGTATGTAATAGTATTGCCTTCAATGGTAACAGTTCCACTATTTTGTGGATTTTCACCAAACAGATTATTAATTAATTGTGTAGATAGTTGAGCATAGACTCTGCTCTCAAAGTTAGTCAAGAACTTGGCTAATATAGTATTACCTGCAGCTGTAGCAGCATCAATTGCAGCTTGTTTTTTGGCCGCATAAATTGCTTGTTTACGAGTGTATTCAGTATTCTCTATTGTTTGAACGTGAGAAGAGTATCCTATACCTGAAAAAGAAGGAGATTTAAATTGAAACGTCTGTTCTGCATATGCGCTACTTGACAGTATCGTCAGTATGAGAATTCTTATTGTTTTCTTCATCTTTAATTTCTCGCATCATTAATACTACATTAAGTTTTTGATTTAATCTAATCAAATCATTATCTAGCATTCTAATACGGTCAATCAAAGCAATCACTATCTTTTCAGTTTCATTTAATACTGGTTCTGTTTCTTCTGTTGCCCACTTCCAAACATAAAAAATAAGATAACCCATACCGCAAGCAGCGATAATAGGAAATCCATATTTACTAATTAAATCTGCTAATTCTTCCATTAAATTTTATCCTGTGGATGCTCAACACCTTGAGACCAATCATATAGATTTAAAACATAATGACCTATAGCATGGTTATCAAGTAAACTGAATTTTTTATTTTTAACACCTCTGATAAAGCCACGCCATACATCTTTAGTCAATTGCCATCCACTAAAACTTCTCAAATTGCCCCAATGGTTCATGTAATACATTCCACCAAAATGTTTATAAGGCCAAACAGGAACACGAGGAACCATATCTGTATTGTTTACAAATCTAAAATGTAATACACCTGTGTTTGTAATGCCTTCAATATACTCATGTGTTCCAACTCTTGGACTTCCATAAGTAAATAATGCTTGAGCACTTGGTAAATTTTCATCTCTTTGTAGTTTATAAGCTACAATAGTTGCCATCGCTGCACCTAAACTATGACCGGTACACCAGATGGTTCTTTTCTTACCTAATTCTTTTAACATTGGTTCTAATGTTGGCCAAATATTATCTACACTATGTTTAAAACCATAATGAACTAAACCTTTGCCTGTTGAACTTGGAACAGGATTAGCTTCTAAATCTGCCGCTAAATCTCTCCAATCAGTTGGTTGTGTGCCTCGGCAAACAACGATTGCATCTTCATCATTAGTCAATAAATAAGCTTGACTTCCATTGCAATCAAAGAACTCACTTCTAAAACCTAACTCATCAAATTTGGGTTTTGAATCGAATGGATCCGAATATGCTAAATTGCTTAATACAGCAAATAAATGAGCTTGTTTTGGAAAAGGCATTACTTTAATCATTTTAATCCTTTCTAGCGTCGTTTTTGCCATCTGCTCTAGCAATACGATCCAAATCAGGACGAACTTTTAAAGCGTTAGACATTAAAGTATCAATTCTAATAATATCATGATTCATGGTTTTAACTCTATTGTCCAAAGCTATAATTATACCATTTAAGCCCTTGACTCTTGAGAGAACTCCTGCGAGGATAAACTTTACAGTTAAAAAGATGAAATAACCACCAGCACAAGCAGCGGCTATTGGAAAACCCAAATCGGCAATTAACTTAAATATATCCATATTAACTTGACATTCATGAATGATTATTGTATAATCCTTGATAAGTATTTATATAACTAGGAGAGTCAAATGGAAGTAATTGCATTCAAATTAATCACAGGTGAAGACGTTTTAGGCGAAGTAGAAAGTCAGTCTGAAACAGAATTCGTTGTTTTAAATCCAGTAGGTATTTCAATTGTTCGAGGACAAGATGGTAAACCAAACGTAGGTTTTTCGCCTTTTCCACTCCATGCAGAACAAAAGAAAGATGCCACAGTCATTTTAAGTAAAAGAAACGTAGTATATAACTATGTTCCAGCAGAAGACTTTATCACAAACTATAAACAAATATTTGGGGCAGGTTTAGTTGTTCCACCACAAAAGAAAATCATCACAGGATAATGAGTAACTTTTACACTAATGTTCAAAGTTTTGGCAATAACATTCTCTATCGAGGTGTTATGGATGGCAAAAGAGTAAAACAGAGAATTGAATATTCTCCATCTCTTTTTGTTCCATCCAAACGTATAACAAACTTCACAACACTTGAAGGTGATTACCTCGACCAAAAAGTATTTGGTACCATGAAAGACGCTAGAGATTATATCAAACAATTCGATGGTGTGTCAAATGGTCCTAAAATATATGGTAATACAAAATATGAGTATGCGTTTATTGCCGACCAACACAAAGGTATGGTTGAATGGGACCAAGATAAGATATCAATTGCAGTAATCGATATTGAAGTTGGTTCTGAAAATGGTTTCCCAGACCCATACGAAGCAAATGAACCTATTATTGCTATTGCTGTTAAGTATCTCAATGGCGAAATGTATGTCTTTGGTCTTGGTGCATATGAAACTCAAGGTAAAGAAATCTATGTTAAATGCCGTGATGAATATACATTGTGTAAAAGATTTATGGAACTATGGACAAGAAAATGTCCAGATATCGTAACTGGATGGAATACAAAATTCTTTGATATACCATACATCATCAATCGATTTAGAAGAATACTTGGTGAAGATGAGGCAAAGAAACTTTCTCCATGGAATTATATTGGTGAAAGAAAAACTGTTGTGAACAATCGTCAGATGATTGCCTATGATATTCTTGGTGTTTCTTCTTTAGACTACATTGAACTATACAGATGGTATGCTCCTGGTGGCAAGTCACAAGAATCCTATAAACTTAATTCTATTGCATCAGTTGAACTTGGTGAAGAAAAGATATCATATGATGAATATGATTCTCTACATGATTTATACAAAATGAACCATCAAAAGTTTATTGAATATAATATCAAAGACGTAGAACTTATTGTTTCATTGGAAGACAAATTAAAACTCATTGAACTTGGTTTAACTTTGGCATATGATACAAAATCAAACTATGATGATATCTTTGCACAAACTAGAATGTGGGATTCATTAACATATTCTTATTTGCTTGAAAAGAACATCATTGTTCCACCTAAAGTTGTTAAAGATAAAGATTCAGCATTTGAAGGCGCATATGTAAAAGACCCACAAGTAGGCAAGCATGATTATATCGCCAGCTTTGACCTAAATTCACTCTACCCCCACCTCATGATGCAATTCAATATCTCACCTGAAACACTTATTGATCCAGAAGATTATACAGATGAGATGAGAGAAGTGTTATCTCAAGGTGTTAATGTTGATAAGTTATTATATAAAAAGATTGATACATCAAAACTCCAAAACGCAACACTTACTCCAAATGGTCAATTCTTTAGAACTGATATGATGGGTTTCTTACCAAAGATGATGGAAGAAATGTATGAAGATAGAAAGAAATTTAAAAAATTAATGTTAAAG